ATTTCATACCTAATGCTACATCTGCCCCGTTTACACGTTTTTTATACCCAGATTGTTTATGCATTTCTTTGTCTATAAGCCTAGGCTGTGTCCACGCAGTATTATCATCTATGAAAGATATAAAGTCCCAGGCTTTTGACAGTAATCCGTCCCCAATTAGGTATTCTTTCTGCTCTGCAAATACAAAGTTTTTAGAATTACGCAGGTGAAAGTAGTTTCTAGCTAACATAGCCCCAGCCTTATACGAAAATCCTTTACGTCTAGCTTTTAGTACGGCTAAATGTTTGTTTTCTTTACGACATCTTTCAATAACATGGAAATAATCGTAGTCTCCATCGTAAAATGCTGGAAATGTACGGTCACGTTGTGCTATTTTAGTCCCATCTGCTAAGTATGTATCTATAGCTCGGTCAATTGGGCAATAATTCAAGTAAAAATAGTGGTATCCAGTAATTTTTACTCCAGATACTTCATACCCATTGATACAACGCTCAGTTTCTACATCCCAAAACTCATAGTACTCCCTAGTGCCAGGTATTGCATCTGTATAGTACCCATACTTTTTGTAGCTCTGCGCGGCAGGTGAGAATCTATAGGTTTCAGCAAACTTCACTGTGAGTATTTATTTGTTACTACCCCTCCTCTATTAGGATTATCTTTCTGCTGCTGTTTTTGTACGAGTGTTTCTAACTCGTCTAACCCAGCTACTACTTTACCCATGTTTGACAGGTTAGCAATTAGATCTTTTGCTGAGTATATAGGTTTACCGTGATCGTCTAAAACTTGTAAGTCAATGGTTCTAAAGTACTTTTCTAATTTAGTGACAGAAGTACGTGCAGATTTAAGCAATTTTATAGCTGAAGTTTCTGATAACTCCCTATACTTGTCAATCCCAGCCTTAACCTTGGGACTAAACTTAACCTTTAAATCTTGACTAATCTTACTAACCCTCTCCTCTTCGTCGTACACAGCGTAGGGGGACTTGTGGTCCGCGTAGAAATATATCGCACCCAACTCTTGGAATTTCAAACTCTTGAATTCGTTGATGGTGAGTGCGTACGCGCTTGGGACAACTACATTGTTACTTACTGTGATCAGGTCTTTCATTTAGATACTTAATTCTATTAGCGTGTACATGGAACTTACCTAAGTATGGTAATCGTACAGACTCAAACTTTCCTTCTCTTATTACGTCAGAAACAAACTTAAACTGATAATAGACAGCTTCTTCAATCTTCTGTATTGGTAGATTGTGTTTTATCGATAGTTTCTGAATCACTATTTTTTCGTCCATTGAGTTTTATTTTTTTACCTCTTGCTCCTACTACTATGCGCGGCCATCTGTGGTCTGGGCAGTTTGATGTTTGCCATCTAGCTTTGTGTTCTACAAAACAACCACATAACCCGCATCTCATGTTTTCTCTATCTAAATGGGGGCATGCATCACACTCTTGAACTCGTTCTGCATATTCTGATTCTGTAACGTTTGGAGCTCCTTTTTTTGCATACTCTGTAATTTCAGATGCAAAGTTTTTTATCATGTCTAAGAAAGAAGGTTTCTTCATTACGTTTTATTTACTTCAATTACCATCTTATTACGTGGAACTAATATAGGGTTTAATTCATATCCATTCTTTGTCTTCTTAATAGCTCCTTTATCTTTCAATCTTTTGACGTAGTTGTTCAAAGTATTGTGATCTTTAATATGTAAGTCTTGTGCTACAATTTTTTTATTGCTTGATGAGCAAAGATCTACAGTGTCTCCTAAATCTATAAATCTAGATAGGACTTGCAACTCTTTATAAGTTAATTCTAAGATACCATTAAATACCTGTAGATACTGGAGAGTTGTGTTTGCGTTAATTTTTATCCGTTTCTCCATGTAATTTAATTTTAGCTCTACCGTCTTCTAAAAGAATTGTACAAGAACGAGCTTGTTTATTGAATTCTTCTATGTAAGGCGTAATAGATTCTCGTGTACACAAAAAAGAGAGAAACACCTCAAGCTCTTTAGCTGCTTGAAGCGTTCTCTCCTTCGTTGTTGTGGCATTTTCTTGAGCGTTCTCAAGAGCCTTGAAGTCTTCCAGTGATATGGTTACACTTCCGTTCATCATTCTGGTAAAATACCACAAATAGAGAACTCGTTAATCATAACGAACTGGCCTTCATCCAAGTCGACAATAAGTCCTTCCGTTTGAGGGTGTACCATAACAGTCATGCCTTCCCTAATCTGCTCACAATTTGGACCAGCTGCAATAACTGGTAAAATGTTAGTTCTTAGGGCTTTTTTGGCATTACCCATTAATTTAATCCCTGCCTTGGTTGTATCCTTGCTTTGTACTGGAAGGACAATCCAGTCTCGTGTTGGTTTGAAGTTAATCTTTGTTTTTTTATTTGCCATAACGTTTGGTTTATGACAAATATATAACAAAAGATGTTATATAAACAAATTAGTTATATGATTTAGCTGCAAAATCCGCAGCCAAAGCAAAAGGGGCATATTTTTTTCATGTTACATTAATTCATAGTGAGTTTTACCATTTTTCTTTACAGCTTTTAAGCACCTATGTCTGTTTTTGTCTTCTGACACATAGCTGACGTGCACCCATGCAGGGTTTTTGTCATCACCAAACTCCCAAATTAATTGATCAAAGTCTAGGTGGTTTTTTATGTATGTAAACATAGATGCATTTGTCCTATGACCGTATGTATCATCGAGATCTATAGCTTGGCCATGGCAATGCTGTGATTTTTTACTACCACCTATAGCTACATTTAGCTCAGGTGATCTGTAAAAACTGTTTATTTTGATTGGGCCTTTGACAAATTTGCGTAAAGGCTCGAATACTTTCTCTGCAATGAGTTTCATATTTTCTAGCTCTTCTACATCAGGTATGTTATCTATACCTCTACGTAGTGCAGTATTACTTTTGGTTGCTTCCTTGTAACTTATGTGTTGACTTATTTTATCTGCCATAATTTCTTAATTAAAAATCACTCATTATGATGTCATCAATAACATTTTGAACATCAGATTTATTATCCTCTATAACCATCATAATATTAGCTTGAAATCTTTTTACTTCTTTCTTGTTGTTAAAAACAATGATTGTAGGTACTACAACAATTTGGTGTTCTGCTTGTAGATCTGGTTCTTCTAAAATGTCTACAAAAGATACATCACAATCTGATAATTTCTTTACCCAAGTGCAAGAATTAGCTTCATTAAAGCTTGCATTAAAATGCACTACTTCTATTTGACCAATTGCTGTTCCGGCTACCATCATAAATAGCATCAATAATATATATGTTATTACTGAGCCAAAAGTCATTGTATCTGTTTCCATGATTACTGTAGTTTATCAATTTTCTCTTCGATGCGGTCCATATCCTCTTTCAACTCTTTAACATCATCCCCAGTTGTTTTAATTGTCTGACGGATCAATTGATCTTTCATATCAAACTCCATACGAGTAATCTCTGGGTCTGGTGGTACAGGAAGCTCCTTGGCTTCTTGTATGTCAGCTTGCAATGCAAACCACATACCTACTACAGTAGTTATTGCAGCACCTATTCCTACTAATGTTTTTATACTTACTGTAAACCCTGTATCCTCATTTAGTTCTTTAGCCATTTTTAAAATATTACGTAATTCATTCCTACAAGAAAATCATACCAGGTTCTGTCCCAGTACTTGTGGTATTTACCCTCTAAGAATACTCCAAGGCTTTTATTGAATCTATATCCAAATATAAGTCCCCCTGAGTAATCTAACCATTGAGCATTATTATTGAATCTGTGATATGAGAACTCCCCACCCTGATCTAAGTGATAAGGTAATACGTTACCCCAAGAGTGCAGCCAAAAGTCATCAGTAAAGTGGTAGTAATCATACCCTATTACTAGTGAGTGCTGCCATTGATCTGGTAGTTCATCTCGTTTGCGGTTTACATAATCAGATAATATTTCTGGCACTACTACTGCTTCCCACACTTCTGTGTTTTGTGCAACTAGTGTACCGTCAGGAGCAAAGAACTCTCCTGTATTTACGTTAACAGTATAGCCTTCTTGTAAAGCTAAACTTGTGTAGTGTATATCGTTGGTTTCTAGCATCCACTCTTCTAGAGGATCGTAGCCATATGGTTCTGAGATACGTTGTATAAGTCCTGCATTAATGCTAAACTTATTTGTAATGTTCAGTCTACCTCTTTGCGATCCTTCAAAGTAAGATATGTCTGCAATGTTGTCTTCTAGGTACTCAACTTTTGCAATCCAGTTCTGTGCTACATAACGTACAAAGTAATCTTGGTTAAAGAATGTACGTCCTTGCTGTCTGATCCAGTCTGCTTCTAGTAGATATTCAAATCCTTTTACTTTACCAATTGTTGCGGCATCACTGTACGATCTCTCTGTACCATTGTAAAATGTATTAGCACGATTCTCATATCCAAATCTAGCAATCTTACGTATACCAAGTGTAAACGCATAATCGTAGGGTGTAGTTTGAGTAGAAGTATACACTTTGATCTGCCAAGGAGTTACTCCCACTTGCAGCTACGTAGAATGTAGAAAATCTAAATGTCTTTTTAAGTTTACTTTGTGCGTTTACTGCTACACTGCAGAGAAGAATGGCTATGGTTATAATATACCTCATTGCTTAATTATTGTTTGTTTGAAGACTCTACCGTTTGTGTGCATTACGACTACGTATGTACCATTAGCTAGTTCGCTTAAGTCTATTCTATTTGTAGATATTCCATCTAGC